ATTGCAGCAATGGAAGCTATGTCTGCTCGATGCGCAATTGTCGCTCCTGACTACGCAGCTCTACCTGAGACATTGGCTGGTTTTGGTATAACGTATAGTATGCACGAGGACGTAAATGTGCATGCGAACATGTTTATACAAGCCCTCAACCAAACTATTCAACAGATCAATACTGATGAGATGGACAATCGATTGGACTTTCAGAAGGCCTATGCAGATGGATTCTACTCGTGGAACTCCCGTATCCCTCAGTGGGAATCTCTAATTAGAAATATTACCGCAGCTGCGACGTCATAAATATGGTCATGAGTAATATAATTAAATTTCCAGGTACCTTAACCGACCCAGTCCAACAAGAGATTGGAGACTTCTACGAAGAGCGGATTGCTAAGGCATTCATTGAGGACTTTGTCGATAGAGTTGGGCATGGGTTAGCTAGTGAATTCTACAACAACGGATATGATGTAGATGATGAGGATTTTATACTGAGGTTTATGTACTCACTTGAGGTAATGAAATCTGTGTTGTATACTAGCAAGGATTATCATCATAAGCTTGCCGCTCAAGTAGACCAACAAGCCAAACAATATTTTAATGAAGAAGCGAATGATACCAATGAATGAATCAATCTATGAAACACTGTTAAGAATAGCTAAGGAAGATGGCAACAAAGCGCGCTCCGAAGCATTGTCTAAGTATGCAGATGACTTTCCTATCAAGGTTATCCTAGACCTAGTATACAATCCCAACATTAAGTTTCTGTTGCCAGAAGGGGATCCCCCCTTCACTCCAGTGGATGATGCTGTCGACGCTCAAAACGTATTAAAGTCTGACGTACGTAGATTACGATACTGCTTGAATGTCCCTGATGGAGAACAGCTGCGCCCGCTTAAGCGAGAGCAAATGTTTATTCAGATGCTGGAAGCCGTCGACTCTAAAGATGCACTTCTTTTACTAAACGTCAAGAACAAGAAGTTGCCCGACGAACTCAAGCCCATCACGGTAGCTGTTGTCAAGAAGGCATTTCCTGGGATTGATGCGAAATGGAAAAAGTAGCGTTCATTATAGGTAACGGTCCCAGTAGAAGCAACTTCGATCTCACCACGTTGAGAGGTAGAGGCACTATCTACGGATGTAATGCTCTGTACCGTACCTTTACTCCCGACTACTTGGTAGCTATCGATGCTCCTATTATCGAAGAGATAGAGGGCAGTAGCTTTCCTACTGATCGGTTTATTGTTCCCCCCCACGATGAGCAGTTTGAGGATCCCGATTACAACAAGTATACACGATATAGATCCAATGCTGGTGTCAATGCTATGCTTGAAGCTATAAAGGCGGGACACAACGTTCTATACTGTTTAGGATTTGACTTTATGATGCGATCACCCAAGTTAGCTCTAGGAAATATTTTTGACGGATCTAACGCATACGGCCCTGAGACGCGTTCCAGGTACATAGATAATGTAAATAGAGTAAAGTACATGCAGTTTATAGCTAGCAAGTACTCGAAGGTAAAGTTTAAGTTTGTCGTTCCTAGATTCGGCAACAAGGATGAGTACCATAACTTGAATGCAAAAAATGTATTTGGCGTATTTTACGAAGCATTTGAACAGTCTCTTAGTCTTCACGAAGATACAAGGGAGGCTGCAGTAGGATAATGCCGACATATACTTTTAAAAACACCAAGACCAACGAACACTTTGAAGAAATCATGTCCTATGATGATAAGGTTCGTTTCCTCGAAGATTGCCCCTGGATCTCTAGTGTGCTCGATGGTATCAACATCGTGGCAGGTGTAGGTGTGGACTCAAGAATTAAGAATGATGATGGGTGGAAAGAGAACTTGCAGCGAATAGGCGAGGCTCATCCCACAAGTGATTTAGCAAGTCGTTATGTTAAGAAGACAGCGAAGGAAGCAAAGACTGAAAGCGCTGTCGCTAAGTGGAGGAAGCAACGAAACGAATAATAATAACAGCTAGGAGCTCAAATGTCCGATATCGGTTTAGCATACAAAGAGTACGGATTTTACGAAGAACTTTTCGAAAAGCCAAGGAAATTAAAACGCAAAACAAAGCCGACACAAAAGTTTCAATTAAATTTAAGGACGATAGAACCAAAGACACAAAATCAACAATTAGTTTACGATCACTTTAACCAGAACCGTCATATGATTCTACATGGTATGGCTGGGACAGGCAAGACCTTTGTCACTCTGTATCTTGCGTTAAACAAATTGTTTGGGTCTAAGCAAGAGCACCAAAAAGTAGTTATTGTCAGATCCGTGGTACCTACTAGAGAGATGGGTTTTCTTCCTGGTAGTGAGGTCGAGAAGATGAAAACGTATGAAACTCCTTACATGTCTATGTGTATAGATTTGTTTGATAGGGGAGACGCGTACGAGATCCTAAAGACTAAGCAACAAGTAGAGTTTATTAGCACATCACATATAAGAGGCATGACACTAGATGACTGCATTATTATAGTAGATGAAGCTCAGAACTTGACTTTCCACGAATTAGATAGTATAATCACTAGAGTAGGCGTTAACACACAAATCGTGTTCTGTGGTGACTGTACTCAGTCTGATTTAGATAAGCCTTGGGATCAATCTGGGCTAGCTGAGTTCATGAATATTGCTAAACACATTGATGATTTTGAACAAGTACAATTTGGTTATGATGACATCGTCCGATCGGGACTAGTGCGTGATTACTTGATTGCTAAAGATGGTTATTTGAATGACAAACTTCACACACGTGACACCTCCCGACATTAAGGAGCTCGACACTGAGACAGTTGAGGGCAAGCGGTACTACAAAACACCTAATGGTAAATTGTATCCGTCTGTCACAACTGTTCTCAGTGAACTTTCCAAAGAAGGTATAGCAGCATGGAGAGCAAAGGTTGGTAATGATGTAGCCAACCGAATATCAACTAAAGCATCTAATCGAGGTACCGCAGTACACAAACTGTGCGAGGACTACGTCGACAACAAATCAGACTACCTTGATGGTCACATGCCATCCAACATCGAAACATTCAATACACTCAAAGGTCTACTCGATAAGCATTTAGATAATGTCGTGATGCAAGAGGTACCACTATACTCCAACTACCTAGAAGTTGGTGGGCGAGTAGACTGTATTGGCGAATGGAATGGTCAGCTGTCTGTCATCGACTTCAAGACATCAAAGCGCAGGAAGAGTAAGAGCCAGATCTCAAGCTACTTCCAACAAGCAGCAGCATACTGTGTAATGTTTGAAGAGCTAACCAAGATTCCAATCACAAGCACTGTTATTCTGATGTCAGTGGACAATGACCATCCGTTGGTGTTCAAGTCGACCCGAGACGAATATATCGGGGACTTCATGCAAACACGCGCACAATACCGCGACAAATACGGCCGTTGACCCAAATCCCATAATTTAGGATAATGTCCGTCCAATTGAGCGGGATCTATCTATGGCGATTGTATCATCTAACTGTTCCTACGACCTTTCTGGCCGCAAGCGTAAGAAGGTGAAGCCCAAGGGCGAAGTGTACAAGAAGCTCAAAGTCAACCCCCGCACTCTTCCAGATTATGTTGCGCCGGTGACTTACCGACGAGATGCTGGCGTGACATATAAGTCAGCAGACAATGGTTCGTGCAACACAGCAAAGAAAGAAACTAATGTGTACAGTGGAGAGCAGAAACTGTTGGGCATAAGTACCCTGCACAAGTCTTGTCTGCAACCAGTATTCGACAAGCAGACTGCAATAGACAATGCTCGCATGAGACGCAACTAAGGATTTGGAGTTTACATCATGAAACTTTTTACAGTGGGTGTCACTGGAACTCAGAGTGGCATGAATCCTGAACACATGCGAAGCTGGGAGGGTGTGCTATATGTTGTATGGAAAATGTGGCTTACCATTCTTATAATGGGGTCAGTCGGGAGCAAAAAAATAATGTTTGGTGCGGTGCCAGCTTCTTTAATACTAAGCCTTGCCAAAAGTGATGGTGTAATGTCACAGTTACAGTTGGATCTGGGTTGCCCACCTTGGGTGTTTGTAGACCCAGAGTTGCTGACTAGCTGTGTTGCTGGGTTTAGTGTTGTAGGCGGAGATGGTGAATCCACTGGCGTGAGTAGTTCAGAAGATCACCCCAGATTCCGTGACACCAGACAATGGCTAGCCAACAAAGGATACATTGACATGGTTACCACTTGGCACAATGGTGACACAGTACTAAAGCCTTTCTATTTTAACAATGTGTTTAAGCAAGTGGGAGACTCTTTCATGTGTGCCGCCGCAATGCAACGTAGCCACACTGAATTATACAACCATGGCGAACCCTTGCCAGTACCTAACATAGTAATCAAACAACCATCACAACCTGTGTGGGACGATAGTTATACTGTAACTGAGGTAGGTTTCCCTGACCACTTTGATGCAGTCAAGGACGAGCAGGACGACCTAATTTAAAAGAGTACATTCTGATAAATACCAGTAAGACAGACAGGTATTAGGAGAGTGTACACATGGCACGGGTCGCAGCCTGGTACAAGCAAAAGACAACTCGTACATCAGCGCTCACTTCCAATGCAATCGCAAAGGTTTGTGGGCTGACTTGGACCAGCTTCAGGTAACTGGTACCGATCGATATGTCGTCAAGATAACTGGTGGCAGGAAGAAGTATGTCGTGTATCGTGTTGATGTATCGACCGTGTGCACACCAGATTATCAGAAGACACCTACGGAGGTCAAATGACTCGGGATCAGCTGATAACGCATAAACAAAATCTGCTACTGCTAGCAATGGTACCATTTTGCGTAGTGGCTATAAATAGTATTGATTGGGATTTCTTACGCATCAACCCAGATCTGCAGAAGAGAGAATGCGTTGTGTATCACGTGAATGCACCGCCGCACTTAAAGTGTCAGGAAAGTTACTAGAATTTGATGGGAGATTTAAATGAAATCATGGGACGACCCAGAGGATAAAAGGAAGGAGCGTGAACGAAAGGAACGTATCCAGCATCCTCATTTGATTAAATCTCGAAAGCATTGGGACTTAGAGCAACAGTATTACGATTACTTTGACGAGACCAAAGCTGTAAGAGACAAAAAAATGAAGAAGTTAGCGGTTGTAGGTAGAGGGACTGTTGGGTGCACTACTGTGGCTCACTTCCTCAGATATACGGATTGGGATATAGATTGGTATTACGACCCTGATATCTCACCTACACCGGTTGGCGAAGCTACTACCTTAGCTATAATAACCACCTGGCGAGATACTTTGGATTTTACTGCGCAAGATCATTACGCACTGCAAAGCACCACTAAGGTAGGCATAATGAAAAGAGGTTGGGGGCCTGGGGATAAGTTTTTACACTCCTTTCCTATGGGCCTGACAGGAATACATTTTAGTGGCGTGACGTTTCAACAACACGTGTTCGCAAGGCTGCAAAGTAACAAGAGGGTCAATACACTCGAGGGTAACTGTATACCGGAAGAGATTGATAGCGACTTTGTGATAGTTTGCTCAGGAACTCCCAAGGACATCGACAATAATTTTACAGTATCCGAAAGTATTCCAGTCAATGCGTGTCTAGTATCTCAGTGTGAGTGGGACGAACCTAGGTTTGATTATTCGCTAACATATGCCATGCCGAATGGATGGGCCTTCGGAATACCTTTGAAGAATCGATGCTCCATAGGCTACGTCCACAATGACAAATATGCCGACAGGGAAACTGTTAACAAAGAAGTAGAGCCACTGCTAAACGAATTGGATTTGACCACAAGCAGACAGAATTATCTCAAGTTTCAAAATTACTATCGTAAGCAAAACTATAGCGATCGTATTGTTTACAATGGCAACGCTTCTTTTTTCCTAGAACCATTAGAGGCAACATCAACAGGCCTATCTGATGATATAAGTCGTACGTGTTGGGACCTCTGGTTTAAGAAAAACACGTCAGTAGAACAATCCAATGACAAGTATTTGACGGAAATGAGAAACATTGAATTGATGATTTCTCTTCACTATGCTTCTGGCTCCATATACGAAAACGATTTTTGGACTCATGCTAAAGAGAAAGGAATAGCCAGGTTAAAGCAAGGCATAGACAATGATGAGCTCTTTATGCAGCACTTGTATCGATGTCTCACTAATCCAAACATAGAGAAGGATCTGCCGAAAGCTGGATCATGGGATTTCTCCCCAAGCTTCAATACACACATCGAC